AATACCAGGCATAATGAAATACATCATGTACATATTCCGGGAAATGATCTAAGTCTGTAAAAGTTGTTGGCCCGCCATATTCTTTTATAGTTAAAATTGTGGAAGGAATTCCAAAACAGGTTAAAAGAGCTTTAATCGATCGAGAAGTGCCTTTTGTTTTTAAGATGTATGGAAGATTGTTAACAATTCTGCGCCAAATTTCTTTAGTATGGTCTCCGTCAGGAATAGAAGATATTCCCCCATTGTTTGTTTGAAGTGCAGAACCAGAAGCGTCAGTACCTAAAGAATATCTCCATAATTCTGATGTTGATCGTCCATTTAACAGTTTGAATCCCATTGATTCTGCTACATGATATAGCAAATCATTTGGCATACCATCTTTTGGGTGTTCTTCTCGAGTTTTTAGTGAAGTTAAGTTTTTTATGTAGCTCCAAAGAATGTCAAAATGTTGAGCTATCATATTAACGAATAAACTAAACTCTTCAGAAGTATCTCGTATATGACCTGGTATAGTATTTATTAAAGCATGTATATTGAATCGATCGTAAATCTGAGCTTTTTCTAGTAAATCATTGTAATATGAAATTCCTTCTTCTGAAGTCGTTAACGACAAATTTCCGAAATAACCATACGGATCAGGGTTTCCAGTTGATAACCAAGTGCTTGAGTATGTACTCCATGTTGACCATACAGTTTGCCAAGTTAATTCATCTCCATTAACTTTTGGCCAAGGATCTATCGATCCGGTACCGCTATCATAATTTGTGTATAATTTACTTCCGCTTGATTCAAAAAATAGGTACTTTTCAAAGTCATCAAGTCCGCTTACTACTCTGTTTCGATTAGTAAATAAATCAGTTAAGTTATTTCCTGTAATGTCTCCGCCATTAACGCCTGAAACTATTCGTATACGACTATTATAATATTCGATTAATTCTAATTTATATTTGAAATTTTTAACTCGCTCGACAGCCGAACTAAAGTGCACAAACTCTGCAAAATTTCGATAATTAACATTTAATTTAATTCCGGATAAACTTCCAGAAAATTTTGCATCGATTAGTTGCTGCGAAGTTTGTAAATTTTCGGATAATAAATCATTCCAAGATTTAAATGTTGTAGAAATTGAAAAACCATCAAATTCATCTAAATCGAAATTTGGAGGAGCTAAATTAGTTACTGGAATTGGCTCTGCTTTAGGAACAATAGTAACATTGTCGATAACCGAAGGAATAATTTCTTCAGAAATCCAAAGCTTTGATTTTTCACCGAATTGTACCGGTAATGGCTCATATAATTTAACAATGATTTCAGGAAAATCTAAAGAACCTGTGAATCGAACATTAACGATTTGATACGTTTCGTTAAATCCAAAGTTTAATACAAATGAATCGAAAATGTCATTTTCACTAAATGCAAGCCATTTATCTTTAAACGTTTGAAGCTGTGATAACAGCCGAGGGCTGTTACCTGATAACTGTAAACGAATTTCTCGTCTGCTAGGAGAAATTTCTTTTATCCAAAGTTTTTCAGAATCGTATGAGCCTATTACATTTTCGAATAAATTATAAAGTACTTTGTAAGTACCTCTTTGAAATCCTAAAGTATCTAATTCAGTGATTGTATCAACTGATATATATTGGTATGATAAAAGGTCGGAATTTTCATAATTTCTTTCAATACTATATAAAGTACGATGATTTCCTTGTAAATATGTCCCTTCAGTCGTATATACATGTAATTCTAAATTAGGATTTGAACCTGATTTAAATGTTACTGAAAAATTACGCGTATCTAGAAGGTCGGAATCGTTTGATTCAAGCCTTCTAGGCCGAACGGTTCCAAAAGTATTTAAAATTTCTGTATTATTAGTGTATCCCGGAAACATTGTACAATTTAATATAATTATTTACAATGTATATTCTAGACTATTATTTACCGAACGAAGACCATTTAGGCATTAAATTGTCGTATAAAGTTAAATATCCGTTGTCGTCTAGTACAAGCCGAGAACTTAAACTTAAATTTTGTTTTCCAGTGCTAAATGTAGTAATCCATTCACCCGGATCAACTGTAGTAACATTTTCTGTAGTAGTTGTAGTAGTTGTAGTAGTTCCTTGCCCTGGCTGCGGTTGATTTCTGGTACGGCCGGCTCCTACTCGAATAGCCCCTGATCTAGGATTGGCAGCATTGTCTGTAGGCGATGTATTGCCAAAAACCGCGGCTTCTTGATTTCCAATATCCGAAGTACTTGTTGGCATTGTTTGAACGACTGCTAATTCACTTTCCGATGAAGGCAGCGAGCCGCCATATACTTTTAATGCCAATGCCGCTAGTGTGGGCTGTCCAGCCGGCACTAAATTTCTACCAAATGTATTTAATCGCGTCATTGGAGTACCGGGAATTGACTGTCCTCTACTATCAAACGTTCCCAGCCAAATATACAATACTCCATTTTGGTCAATTTTAGCAATGGCTTTTCTGTTTTTTGACAATAAACGGTCTTGCACCACAGGATATCCAGGCGCGCCAAGTGCACCCGTTCTGTCTGAAAATAAAACTGAATTTGCTGTCAATGTGTCGGGTACTTCATTTTCAGGTACAATATTATTTTGTACAATATTAAGCTGTACACGCAGTGTTTCTATTTCATTATTAAGTGAATTAATAGTGTCTTGATTAACATCTTGTTCTGCTAATAGAACTGCTAATTGTTCATTGAGCAAGTCAATATTATTACGAAGTGCAATTGTCGGATCAATTATTTCCTCTACAAATTCTTTAAACTCAATGTCAATAATTTGATTAAATTTGCTTTGACTAACTTTGCTAGTACTTAAACTTATTAATTTTCTAGAAGTTGAAAAATCAGAATTTTTATCTAAAATTAAAGTCCCTGCCTCGTTAAATGAATATGAAGTGTACTTTTCAGAATTTACTGCATTTATATCAATTCGACCAGAAAATACTTTGTCTGGGTCAAACTCATGTAAATTATATGAAGTAACTGATTCCTGTAACATTTGATTCATTATTTGATTATTTTAAATAAAAAATCATTTGAATTAAAATATTCAATTGATTCTGAGTAATTTACTTTAAATTCAAACTTATAATATCGTTCTGGATACAACATAGTAGTATAAAAATCAAAATAACTTCCGCTAGAGTTTGTATTGATTTTTGTATAGTTGCTATACGGGACTATAATTTGATCGTTATGCGCGTCTTTAATTTGATAGTATGTGTTTGCCGGCAATGCATACATTGTCGAAAACGAAGAATTTTGTGAAAACGTTGGGCGCGGAAATTTTTTTCTTGATCCTAATAAAATTCTTACTTTAGTATCTTTCTGATAGACTCCTTCAAACGACCGTAGATAAATTATTGGATCGTCTTCTTTTGTAATAACACTTAGCGAGCCGGTAGCATATGTTTGTACGTCAGCCCATTGTATATATAACTGTGGTTCAAACACAGTTGTCGTAAATGAAGAATAAAATTGTATATTAGTATCCGGATAATTTACAGAAGTAATTTCTGAATTTTTTAACGTGACTAAAAATCCATAGTTGTCATACGAACCAGTATACCAAGCCTTAACAATGTTACTAACATCAATATCAAGTGAGTCATTTGATTTAAAATTGAATGATTGTGATGCTATCGAACTTGTATACCAACGACCGCCCCCTGATTTAGAAATAAATGAAGATGTTGTTCCGGCATTTAAACTGCTAGTCCAATATAATGAGCCTGAGCCAGAAGTAGTTTTCCAAGTAACTCCGTCAGTAATACTAGAATACGTTATGTCGGTAGTAGGAAAATTAAAATAGCCGCTGCCATTAGACCAATCTTCAGAAACTATTTTTGCTTCTACGGTATATGATTTAGGCAATTCAAAAGACTGAACGTTGTATAAACGTAAACTAGAAGTTACATTGTTTATTGAAACGTTGTTTTCACTTAACGAGGCAGATAAAGAAGTTAAATCAAACTTAATTAAAATTCTAGATTCATGTATTCCCGAAGACAGCGTTTCTTTTTTTAGTTCTAATATAGAATCTAATCCGGTATTTCTATACTGGTCGCTTTCGTATATTGTTGCATTTTGTAGTGCTGGTATAGACCAAATCATATTATACTATTTTAAAGTGATACAACTTTTCCAACAATGTCTTTATTTAAATACTTAACTTCAAAAATAGAAGGATCTAGCGATGGATAAATTACGCCTGCTTTAGTCGCGGCATCAATATCATATACATTTCCAGAATATCCTTCGGTAGAGTCGTATAAGTTAACTATTTTAATAGATGTTACTGATTGCACTCCTTCTACTCGATCTAGTTCAGTATATAATTTAGACACTACAATTGGTTGATTGATTTGCCAAAATTTATTATCAAAAATTGTGCGAAGTTTATTAATGCAATTTAATAATACATCATTTGAGTTGTATTCAGGCAATGTAATAATTTCAAATCGAACTCCTATATTAATTATATATGCACTTTTAATGTTTATAGCGTCTGTTAAAAGTCGATATTGTGTAAAATACGTTTTTAAATTATTTAATACTGCTGAATTTAATTTAGTAAATGCGCCGTTAGAATCGTACCCTAAGGTATATAAATTAATTGCTAATGGATTTGGTATCATTTCTCGGTCATTTTCCGGATTTATTTGCTGGTCTTGTATTACATACGCTTTGGCAACTGAACCAAATCTAGGCGGCATTGAATATGCTCGAATAATAAAATCTGAATTAGTAACCGATCGCTGTTGCGCAGCAAAATTGGCCATGGCATTTTGACGTATTTCTTCAATATCTTCTTCACTTTTACCTCCGTCTGCGGGCAATGGATTAGTAGCGGCTACAGACGCTTTAATTCTATCAAGTAGCGCCGAATCCAAAGACTGCGAATCAATTTCATAATTTACGCTTACAACATTTGTTAACGAAAATGCTGGTACATTTGAAGTAATTCCCCCTCCAGTTGTATAAGTCACAGACAATGTAGTATTTGAAGGAGCGATTCCATACGATTTAGTGTACATGAAATTTGACGGATCGATAGGATGATCAAATTGCGTTTGCAACCCGGTTAACGACGCGCCGACATTGCTAGGATTAGGAATAATTTCCTCATCTGAATCAGCTGATACCCCGGAACCGAATTGAATTTCTAATTTTTTGTCAGAC